TCAGAACTATACTGTTGAGTTGCATTATTTTTATTATCCTACCTCTATTGTTACTGCTGGCACTAGTTGGTTGGGTGAAAATTTTGATACTGCTTTATTTTATGGAAGTTTGTTGGAAGCAGCTACGTATCTAAAAGCAGAACCAGATGTAATTGCAAATTATACGCAGCGATATACAGAGGCCTTATCTATGTTAAAACAACTAGGTGATGGTAAAGATAGACGAGATGCCTACCGAAGTGGGCAAGCAAGGTATGAAGTACAATGATTGATAATCAAGGAAATATATTAGAAGGTGATGTAGCAGTTTTAACGACGGAAGGTCGAGGCTTTACACCTGATGAGATTGCAGATCGTGCGTTAGCTAAAATTATGTATGTGAGTAAAGATGCTAACCCATTAATACGAGATCAAGCAGAAGCATTTAAGGAAAGCATTAGAGAAACTTTAGTGTTCTACTTAAAACAAGCGGTACAATCCGACCGCACTACATTGGCGAATAGATTGCGAGAAGCAGGACATTCAGATTTAATTAAGATTTTGGAGAAATAATATGGCAATATCACAAGCTATGGCTACAAGCTTTAAAGTAGATTTGCTAAATGGTGTCCATGCGTTTGGTACAACAGTTACAAGAGGTAGTACTAATGCGGATACATTTTACATTGCGTTGTATACATCATCAGCAACATTAGGTGCTACAACCACAGCATATACAGTAACAAACGAAGTATCAGGTACAGGATATTCAGCAGGGGGTAACTCACTGACTGTTTCATCTGTTCCTCAATCAACTTCAACTACAGCATGGTTAAGTTTTGCAGATTCGACATGGGCATCATCTACGATTACTGCAGCAGGCGCATTAATTTACAACAGTACTAATTCAAATAAAGCTGTAGCAGTGTTGGACTTTGGTGGAGATAAAACATCAACTAACGGGGACTTCACAATTGTATTCCCGACAGCTGATTCAACCAGTGCTATTATTCGTATAGCCTAATAGGAGGCTAGAATGGCTCTTGTTTTAAAAGACAGAGTAAAAGAACAGACCGCCACGACTGGTACCGGTACCGTTACGCTCGCAGGAGCAGTTACTGACTTTGATAGTTTTTCGGTTATAGGTGATGGTAACACGACTTACTATACTATTACATTGCCAGAAGGTGATGAGTGGGAAGTAGGTCTTGGTACATACACTGCGTCTGGCACTACTTTATCTAGGGATACAATACTTGCTTCTTCTAACTCTGGAAGTGCAGTTAACTTTTCAGCAGGGAATAAGGATGTATTTGTAGTCTATCCTGCAGGTAAATCAGTTTACGAAGATGCATCAGGAGATGTCACAGCGGGCGGTTCTATTACGGGTGAAGAGATGGTCGCCTCAAATGGGTTGTTTGTTAATAATAAAACCATCTCAGTAAATTACACTGTGCCTTCAGGGTACAATGCAACGAGCACCGGACCTGTCACTGTAGCAAGTGGTACAGCGTTTACGGTTCCATCAGGATCAAGATGGTTGGTGCTCTAAATGTTTGCTGAAAGTCCTTTTTCCAGTGCGCCACTCTCCTCGCAAGGGGTAAGCGTAGGTAATATAAATGTCAGTGTTACTGGCGTAGAGGCTACTGGTCAACTAGGTAACGAAACTGTAATTGGAAAAGCTGTTGTTAATGTAGTAGGTGTACAGGCAACAGGACAATTAGGTAATGAAACTGTAACAGCAGATGCTAATGTAAATGTAACAGGAGTATCGGCTACAGGAGTTGTAGAAAGTGTAACCGTTGCAATTAATCAAAGCATAGATGTTACTGGACTAGAAGCAACTACAACGTTAGAAAGCGTAAGCTTAATAACAAACAATAATATAAGTGTAACAGGTCTAGAAGCTACAACACAACTAGGCGATGAAGAAGTACAAGCAGATGCAAATGTAGATGTAACAGGAGTAACTGCTACAACAGTATTAGAATCTGTAACAATAGAAGCAGATGCTAACATTAATTTAACAGGACTAGTGGCAACTACAACGCTAGAATCTGTTACTGTAATAGAAGGTACAGGAATTAGTGTTAGTGTTACAGGGGTAGTAGGAACTACTCAGTTAGGTAATGAAACTGTAACAGCAGATGCTAATGTAGTTGTTACAGGAGTGTTTGGTACTACACAACTTGGTGATGAAACTGTTACCGCAGATGCAAATGTAGTTGTTACAGGGGTTACAGGTACAACAGTATTAGAGTCTGTAACAGTAGAAGCAGATGCGAATGCCGAAGTAACAGGACTACAAATAACAGGACAAGTTGGTACTGTAACAGTTATAGAAGGACAAGGTGTCTTAATTAATATCACTGGGTTCCTCTTAACAGCAAGTACAAGCAATGTATTAGTATGGAGTGATATAGATGATGGACAGACTCCAGGATGGGTAGATATAAACGATTCACAAACTAATAGTTGGAGTGATGTCAATGATGCACAATCACCTAACTGGACGGAGATAGCAGCATGATAAAAATAGAAGCAAAGAAAAAAGAAAATGGTCAAATTGAATGTACTTATGAAGTAGGTCTTGAGTGCGTTAATTGTGGTATGACCGTTGACGCAGAAGAATATACTTCAGGCACATGCTCTGATTGTAATGAACCTTGGGATGAGAAACGCCACACAGCTATTTATGTGACAAGTATTCCAATGCAAGGACAATCGAGTTAAAATAACATAAATTCAAGGATTTATTATGGCAAGTACGTATTCAGATTTAAAAATAGAACTCATAGGTACAGGTGAACAATCTGGTACATGGGGTACAACGACAAATACTAACTTAGGCACAGCAATAGAAGAAGCTATTACAGGTTCTGCTGATATTAGTTTTACAGGCGCCGATGTTACTTTAACTCTTACCGATACTAACACAACACAATCGGCTCGTAATTTAAGACTTAATCTAACAGGCACATCAGGCGGTGCTCGAGTATTAACTGTCCCTGCTATTGAAAAAGTATACATTGTTAATAATGGTTTAGCTGATGCAGTTACTGTTACAGCTTCTGGAGGTACAGGTATTGCAGTTCCAGCTGGTAAAACCATGTATTTATATATTGATGGTACTAATACTGTTAATACTATTACTCATCTTTCATCCTTAACCCTTGCTACAGACTTAGCCGTAGCTGACGGAGGTACTGGCGCTTCTGATTCGTCTACTGCAAGAACTAATTTAGGTTTAGGCTCAATGGCAGTTCAAAATGCAACTGCAATCAACGTATCTGGCGGTACTATTGTAGGTATTACAGATTTAACAATTGCTGATGGTGGTACTGGTGCTTCTACTGCATCAGATGCTAGAACTAATTTAGGCGTTGCTATTGGTACAGATGTTCAAGCGTATGACGCTGACCTTCAAGCTATTTCTAACTTAGCTAAAACAGACGGTAATATTATTGTTGGAAATGGTACTACATGGGTAGCTGAGTCTGGAGCAACAGCAAGAACATCATTAGGATTAGGATCATTAGCTACATTAAATGAAGTCAATGCTGCAACAATAGCAGATAACTCAGTTGGTGCCGATGAATTAAATGTTAGTGGTGATGGTACTTCAGGGCAAGCTTTGTTGTCTGATGGTGATGGAACATTTAGTTGGGGCGCTGCAAGTGTTGTTACAGAAACTACAGGTTCTGCTCCTTATTATGCAGCTAGGGCATGGTGTGATTTAGATGGAACCGGAACTGTAACAATTGATGGTAGTGGAAATTTTTCATCTGTTACTGACAATGGAACTGGAGACTACACATTAACCTTTACTACTGCACTACCTGACACTAATTATAATTGCGTTGTAACAGTTAGTAACTATAGTATAAACCAAATTAGACAAGGCAATTTACATAGTGCTTCTGCTAGATCAACAAGTAGTGTTCGTATTCAGTGTTATGCTATTGCAGGTGGTGGTGATACAGCAACATTTTTAGCAGATTATGACCCAGTAAGTGTAACTATTTTTAGATAAGGAGATATTATGAATCAAAGAATCGTATATAACAATGATGAAGGTGGGATTAGTATTGTTATTCCAACAGCAGAATGGTTAGCAGACCATACAATAGAAGAATTAGCTGCTAAAGATGTACCAGCAGGTAAAGATTATCATATTGTAGATGTATCAGAAATACCATCTGATAGAACTTTTAGAAACGCATGGGAGTGGCAATAATTGCTATACAAGTAAATATTAATAAAGCAAAAGACATTACTAAAGATAGACTTCGTTTTGAAAGAGCTCCTAAATTAGAAGCATTAGATGTTGCTTTTCAAAGAGCATTAGAAGCAGGTGCTGATACTTCTGAAATTGTTACTAAAAAACAGGCATTAAGAGATGCTCCAGCTCAAGTAGATTCAATGACAACAGTAGAACAATTAAAGGCAGCGACACTACCAGACGTAGGAGTCTAATTAATGGCAATTAATATAAATGCAAAGACAACCGGAGTCGGAGGTCTAGAAACCTCGGCTGATAACTCAGGCAATATTAATATTCAGTCTGGCGGTACTACTGTAATGAGCGTTACTTCAAGTGGCGTTGCTGTCACCGGGTCTTTCTCTCAAAACGGCGCAGTCTACTCAACCCAACCAAGTTTCCGTAACCTCATTATTAATGGTGATATGAAGATTCATCAAAGAGGTGGTACTATTACTGCGGCATCAGCTACTGTTTATTATGGTCTTGATAGATTTTGGGGTTATGCTGGTACTGGGCAATTTAGCATGGAACAATCAACAGATGCTCCAGACAATTTTTTAAATTCTATGAAAGTAACAGTTACAACTGTTGATTCATCAATGGCTGCTGGTGATAGATATATGTTAAGTCAACCAATAGAAGGTTTAAATGTTACAAATTTAGATTTTGGTTCATCAACTGCTCAAACTGTGACTTTATCCTTTTGGGTAAAATCTTCTATTACTGGAACTTTTGGAGCTGTTTTAATTAATGGTAATGCAACCAGAACTTATGTAAAAGAATATACAATTAATGCAGCAAATACATGGGAAAAGAAAACTATAACTATTGCTGGTGATACATCAGGAACATGGACATATACTAATGCTTTATGGGGAAGTGTTAGATTTTGTTTAGCAACAGGTTCTGATTATTATGGAACAGACTCTACATGGAATGCTGGTAATTATATATCTACAAGTAATCAAACCAATTTAATGGCAACATCAGGTGCTACATTTTACATCACAGGCGTTCAGTTAGAAGTAGGATCAACCGCGACAGACTTCGAGAATTTACCTTATGATGTGCAGTTGGCTAGGTGTCAGAGGTATTATTCTACAATAACTGTTTCTCAAAGAGGATATGCTGGAACAACTACAGTTTATGTTGCTGGTGCTACTTTACCAATGACTATGAGAGCTACTCCAACACTTGCTGTAATTTCCACTGGGTCAAGTCAAACAGATACTTTAACAGCAGTAACCAATAACCATATAACTTCAGCAGGCACTGTTTCTAGTGGTAATCAGTATCTAATTCAACCTTTATGTTCAGCAAGTGCGGAGCTATAATTATGTATAGAAAAATAACAGACCCTATTACAAATTTAGTAAGTACAAGTCAAATAAAACGAATAGATGATGGTGCATTTATACCATTTGACGAAGCTAACACAGACTACCAGGAATACTTAAAGTGGCTCGCTGAGGGCAATACACCAGAGGAGGCTGATTAATGGCTGATATTATTGTTGCTGGTAACACCAGCGGAAGTGTGACTTTATCTGCACCTGACATTGCAGGGTCTACTACAATTAATTTACCCTCAACCAGTGGGAACTTAGTCGTAGCAAAAGCAGGCGGGGTTTTATACGAAAACACAACAACGATCAGTGCAGACTACACTTTATCAACTGGGCAAAACGCAATGAGTGTTGGGCCTATAACAATAGATCCGAGTGTGACGGTGACTATACCAACGGGACAACGTTGGGTTGTGCTATAATTTAGAGAAAAAAGGTTAGATATGCCAAATAGAATAAAAGCAGACAGTGCAAGTGGATTACAGCTTATATCTGATTCATCAGACGAAATACAAATACAGTCTGGGTCAGATACTGTTGCTATAATAAATAGTAGTGGAATTACAATGGGCAGTGGTAAAGCTATATCTGGTGCTGGTGCTGGCGGTAAAATATTACAAGTAGT